TTATAAATCCTGAAGATGTGCTTTTACTTGGTGTTGAATATCTAGCGTCAAATTTATTACTATTTTTCTGTGCTAATGTTAATCTAGAAAGTTGAAGTTTCTTAATATCAACAAGAGTTTTGCCAATCGAATTTAATGTTTTTCCCAGACGATTAGTTGCTTCTATCTGAGAATTAACAGCAGTTATAGTCTCCTTAGCATCCGAAGACATTTGTTTCTCTGAGCTTGGGCGAGTGATCGCCACAAACTTATAGAAATCAATTTTTGCACCTTTCTTTACTTTTGCCATTTAATTAGAAAGAACCTAAAACAGATTCGGTTGCTTGAACTACTTTCGTCTGTGTTATATTTATGGGAACTGCTTGCAACATAGGAACAACTTTTTCAAGAACTACAGGAATAGGTACAAACTCTAACGCTTGCTGCATAGCATACTTTGCAGATATACCTTTTTCACCTAATGCTTTAGTAGAAACCTTATCGACTGCTCCAAGAATTTTTGGATCTACTCCAAGTTCTGAACCAATCGCTTTAATTGCTGAAGTTGGATCTCCACCTGCCAGACCAGTAACTGCCTGCATAACACCAGATAACCCAAAACTATCTGCCACATTTGAAATTATATTCATTGGTTGGAATCCACCAGATAATATACTGCCTGCCATTTGTCCAAGCATAGGATTGACCATTCCCAATCCAGAAGAAATAGCACCGCCAAAATTACCACCTAATAGTGATTGTCCAATACCAGCTAATGGTCCTCCAAGCATACCCAATGCTGAACTTGCAGCACCCATAAAATTACCCTGAAGTAAACTCGTTCCTGCCTGTCCGAGCGGACTATTAATGATTCCAGCGGCTTTTCCCATAAAATCACCAAAACCACCCATCGCTTGCCCAACTCCAGGAATCATGCTAACGCCTGACATGATCGCTCCTAGGGGGTTCCCACCAGCAGCTAGATTGGCAATACCACTTACTGCTCCTACAATTGGAGCAGCACCAGGAATCAATGATAACCCAGTGGAAACAATAGGATTACTGAGTACATTACTAACAGTTTTACCTACACTACCAATTGCTTTACCAATACCTTTTACAACACCACCTAAGAATAACTCTTGAGGTTCTCTAATAGGACCACCAAGTGATGATGCTTGAGCGTCAGCATTTATCTCCTCTTCCTTGCCATCGGGTTGAGTTACTAACCATGCCTGTTTTGCTTCCTCAAAATCTTTATCTCCGTCATCACCGTCTTTAAAATCTTCTCTTTTAGGTCCTTCTTTCTCTGCCTCACCAAAGATTTTAGTGAGAGCACTCAATTTAGGTAGTTTTGCCCCAACACTCTTTACAAATGTCTGTGCACTACCTAGACCTAAATTATTAATAAGTTTGTCTTCCTCAGTTCTCGGATCAAAATCTGGGAAGAGAGCACCTGCTAAGTCTCTACCTAGCATTGCAATATCAATGAATGTTGAAATGCCGCTACCAGGAATAAAAGCAAGACCAACAGGAGGAGGTGCTACAGATAATTCAAAAAGACCTGATACCGTATCCATCAGGGCACCAGTTGGATCCTGGTTTGTTAAACGATCATAACCAGAAATTAAACTGAATACACTACCAATAATTGGCCATATTGTAGGTCCTAGTTCTTTAGCTGCACCTTTAATGTCGGTAAAACCCGAAATGCCTTTTTTCTTTAATGCTTCTAGAATTTTAGGAACAAAACCCAATTTGCCGAATGCACCTGTGATCTTACCACCAACACCCTTAACGGTGTTCATGACAGGTTCTATAGCAGATAATATAGGTTTTAAAATCCTCTCCATTAAAGCATTTCTTGCTTTATCAGGAAGACTGCCTGCCCAATCATTAAATCTACCGTACTGCGCCTTTATAGCATTAGTAAATCTTGTTCCTTGTTCTCCTAGAAATTTACCTGTTGCTGAAGCAGCTTTTCGAGATGTTGAACCCTCTGCAAATGTAAGTTCCTGACCAGCGCGTGCTGCACCTTTCCTAAAGGTAGATCCCTCTTGGAAGGTTAAATTTCTTTGAAGTGTTTGTAAACCGCTAAAGATACCCCCTTGTATTTTGTTCTTCTTTTTAGTTAATTTTTCTAAACCAGTATCCAATGATGATCTGATTGCTTGGCGTCTTTCCTTATCAAGACCCATACCACTGAGAGTTGCCTCAGAAGTTTCTGCAATAACATCAGTTAGAGGTTTCCCTTTAATCTGTACCTTTGTTAATCTTTCTGCTACATCATCACTAATTGCCCGTCCAGTTCTTGAAGCATTATCTCTAAGATTTTGAAGTGCATTTGGTTTGTAACCAGTTGCATCATCATAATATCTGTCTAAACGAGACCTACGATCAGCAAAAGGATTAAACTTCTCTGCTGTTCTCTTAAGTCCGTCTCTTGCATTATCAAACGCACCAAGAATTCCTGTTCTTTTTGGGCGAGGTTTGCCAGTTGCTGGATCTATCTCTCCTGGTTTTACGCGAGGTTTTTTGCCATCAGGGTCAGGTTTGCCATCGATGGGAGGCTTATCAGGTTTGTCCCTATCAAGTATATCTAAAAGACCTAATATATCTGTAATAAGAGAGAATGGATTCATCAGGTATTTCAACCCAATGATACCCTTCATCATATTTCCTAGACCTGATAATCTAGTGCCAAAGTCCCCATCTTCTGCAAATAAATCTGACCACCCATCTATAATATTGATGGTGAATCCTGATATCCACCCATATAACTTGTCAAAGACAAATAATGCCTTATCTAAAAAAACTTTTAATTTTTCAGCATTTTCTGGATCTCCAATCCACTTCATTACCTCTGAAGCGATAGCAAATCCACCAATAGCTGCTAAAAAAGTTGCAATAGGAGATATTAGTTGGGTTAACCAACCAAATGCACCCATGAACCCCTTTTTAGCAGTCTTCTTTAGTTTAGAACTGAGACCTTTTTTACCTTCTTTTTTAGCTGCGCGTTCTTCTAATCTATCTTCTGCTTTTTGATCTTGTGCTCTCTGCGCTTTTCTTCTATCCGACTGAGCACGTTGTTTCTCATTTTTTACAAACCCTAGTTCGATCTTATAAAGATCCTCTACTACGGATGAAATTCCTACTAATGTTTTGTTTAAATTATTTGTTGCTTTAACATGTGTATTAACAGCCTCAGCAACGGGTGACCGTCCCTTTATGGACCCAGAACCAATAAATTTATTTGTTTGGATTTTAGCCACTCGCTGCTCGTTGCTCCTTCATTCGGTTTTCTTCTTGTTTGAGGAAATTAACTAATAAGTTAACGTAAATTTCCTTTTCCCATGGCATAAGATTGTCAATATATTCAATATTCCACTTATGATGGTGCATGAGGGCAAAATTACCCTCAAAGTATGCCCGAAGATTAGTATGCAGGAGGGCTAGGCGAAAAAACTCGCCAATCCCTCAAGGACTACATCACTGACAACCTTAGTATTAGGATTAGTAACACTAATTGTATGTGATAACTTAGGCATAGTTTCAAAGAAATCTTGGAACATAGCAAATTGCTTGCTATTCAAGTTATCTAGGAATTCTAGTTTTTCTTCCTTGGTGGAATCTGCACAATCATAAACTTGTTCAGAGTCGGCAATAGTTGCCATACATTCTGCTGCCATTTCAAATATATCATCAACACCAGGACCCTCATCCGCAAAATTCATTTTAACGAATGTGTCAAGTCTAGGGTAATCGAGAGTTACAATAATTTCATCAGAAAGTTTCAATTCCTTTTTGTGAGCTCTGTCTCTTACGACTTTGATCTCATCTAGAGGAATAGAAACTTGTACTTGAGTCTCTCTATCATCTGGACAGGTAATGCTAACATCAACAGTTTCACCAACGGATTTTGTACGGATCTGCAAGAACAGATACTCGACATCAAAAGTGGCTAATTTATCAACATTTGCGAGATCTGTACAATCTTTGATGATTGTTGTGATCGTATCCAAAAGTTGAGACTGCTCACCAGTTTCAGTTGCAATCAAAAGTAACTTTTCTTCCTTTACTAGAAAGGGTCTAAAATTGACAACAGTTTTACCATCAGATGGCAACTTCAATTTGTACTTAGGTACATTTAATTTAGGTAATGACATAATAATTCATTCAGTAATTTTATTTAGGAGGGTTATGATAAACCACCCAATATGGAATCAGTAACGTTCCCACTTAGATTTTCAAATACGCTAGTTTTCGGTAGGGGAAATGCTTCTTTATTCCTACTAGTCGTATTGTCAGTTACGTTATCTGTCTTAGTAGGAAGAGTTCTACCACGTTGAGTACCAGGATCATCGAATTTATTCTCGGTATAGAAACGATATCTCTCAAAATAGAATCCAACCTGCATAGTCATAACCTTTGAGGTATTATTATCAAGTCGAATCGATCCAATATTATAAGGGAATACATTTTCTATTCTGTAACATCCAGTTAATGTATATTTTCTAGCTAGTAATGCTCCATTTCCTGCTTGTCTCAACGCTCGAAGCATTTTAGGATCAGTATATACATAATCACCGTTGCCCTTCTCCCACTTATAAATCAACAACTCTGGACAGACATAATCACTATAATACTGTGTATATTGCTCAGAATCTGTTGCCATCAATTGTGTCCATCTTTCAAAGAAACACCTGGTATATAAAGACCTAGGCATCTTGAAGTTGATGTTGATCTGACTAAATGCCGTATTTGTAGCATACTTGAATGGTGATCCTACAGTTTGTACTTGACCTGTAGTAATTTGTTTACTTGGTAACTGTACACTATCCGCATAATAATCTAAAAGTAAGTCTAAATCTCCTTTAACAGTAAGTCTATCGCTACTAACATTACCGTATCCCTGAGCGAGAATTCTAGGTGTGCTAAATCTTAATGAAACAAAAATTGGAGTGCTTACATGGTTATCATCTCTTTTAGAGAATGCCATGAACTCTTGAAAAGAGTTATATCTTGCACTTTCGGGTCTATAGATTGCCATTAGACTTTGAGTTCCTTCTCGGTAATGATTTTGAATTCCCATTGTCTGTCTAAACAAAACTCAGTGGCAGCTTTCCACTTTGCTTGATTAACACTCCAGGTCACAACTTCATTAATATAACGTTTGGTCATTCGTTTTTGAGTTTTAGGTTCCTTTGTTTGTTTTGCAGGTTTAACCTCTACTAAATACTTCCTGTTATCGATTTTCATGTAAAAATCGACGAAGTACCTATGATATTTATTATCTACAGGTGATTTATACGGGATTACGCATTCCTCACTGCTCCACTCTTGTATACTTGGTGTCATATCACACCAAAGCATAAACTTATATTCCCATGACGAACGATATGTTACGTTATGTGGATTGCCTTTGTACTTATTGGGAAATTTCGGACGGTAAGTACCTTGGTAATATCGCATAAATATATAAAGACCACGCTATTATTTAGGTGTTACCTTGTCACAGTCAACTCTACGATACCCATTGAGAGCTCCTTCTAGTACGGGAAATAGTCTGTCTGATAATAGAACCGAGTCTGTCGACTATGTGAGATTTGTAAGAAAGAGAGTAAATTATAACGAAAAACCTAATAATAGTAATTATTATGGATTGAATCTTCCCAATAACAGCGTTCAATTTACGTTCAATCCCCAGATGGTTTATCTGGCAATGCCACCAAGTTTACAAACTTCATACAATCCAGGATATACCTCAAAAGACTTAGGTGTTGGTGGTATGTTTGCATCGGGTGCCATTGGAGCGGATGATCTGACAGAGCAAGGTGGAACAACAAGGATTGTTGCAGATCTTCAAGCAGCAGCAAGAGCTGCTCTTCCAGAATTTACTGCTGGTGCTGTTGCTCAAATTGCCAACAGTGCTAGTGGTGCATTAGGTCTTTCAGGAAGCATTGATTCAAACACGTTGATGCAAATCAGTAAAGGTAAAGTTTTTAATCCATATACTGAACAATTATTCAGTAATATGACATTTAGATCTCACCAGTTCTCATTTAAGATGTTTGCAAGAGATGATAAGGAAGCAGATGAAATAGCAAAGATTGTCAGGTACTTTAAGGAAGGTGCTACCCCTATTATTGGTGATGATGCAAACAGGTTTATGGAAGTTCCTGATAAATTTGATATCAAATTCTGTCGATTGAATCCAGATTCAAGAAAATTAGAAGGTTCAAATGATCTACACTTCAGACTTCATACTTCTGTATGTAGTGGTGTAAGTGTTAATTACACTCCTGATGGACAATATAATGCATTGAAGTATGCCCCTCTTGGTGGTAGCGAGGATGAACCACTAGGACTACAAGTTCCCGCATTAACTCTTGGTTTATCGTTCTTAGAGACCAGGTTTATCGATCAAAAAGACATATTAAAAGGATATTAAACAATGGCAGGATATTTTTCATTTTTACCAAATGTATATATTGGAGAAGGTGTTGATGATAACGAGACCTTTAAATATAAACTGTCTAAAAATATATTTCGGAAGGTTAATACCAGAACTGACTTAGATCAATATATCACGATGTTTGAAGCACATGAGGTCTCACCAGGTGAGACTCCTTCTTCTTTAGCATACAAATATTTCAAAGATCCAAAATTAGATTGGGTTATTCTTCTTGTTAACAATATTACTGATGTGTATGAACAATGGCCATTAGAACAAGAGGATTTAATCAATTATGTGAATACTAAGTATGATGATGTAGATAGTATCAATCATTATGAAACTAATGAGATAATCCTTGATGATGGTACAGTTTATATCAAGAGCGGTATTAATGTAACTGCAGATTATCGTGTGATATTACCAGATGGAACTACAAAAACTTTTGAAGAGAGCATTTATCCGATAACAAATTATGAGCATGAATATGCTTTAAATGAATATAAAAGACAAGTTCGTATTCCTACAGGTCAATTAGCCGATATGGTTATTGAAGAATTTGAAGAATTAGTTGCTTATGAACCTAATGCTGAACTAGATGAAGATGGTAATAAGAAAACACCTCTGAGTCTTGCTTCTAGATTCTTGAATACTAGTGGTTCAGTTACATATAACTCTAGTGTCGGTATTGCTACAGCTAATTCCAGCGGTGTAGTCACATTTGATGATGGTCCCTCTATTTCGAGTGTAGCGGGTGTAGCAACGGCTGTCACTGCAACCAACGCATCAACAGGTGCAACTGCCACTACTACAGTTACTACGAGCAGTCCATCACCTTCGCCTAGTTATGGCGGTGGATACTAAAA